TACGACTCGTTTGCCGCGACGGATATATCAATCCAAACGTATTTTACAATCTCCTCGCTAAGGTCTGACTGCGTAGGCGTAGCACTATAATTTATAGTTAACGCAGGATAAGACTTTACGCTAATAGCTTGCGGAGTTAATCCCGTAGGTACAAAAATAGGAAAGACAAAACTACCTTGACTATTAACTTTGTATTGTTGAGGTTTAAGCAAGGTATTGTTTGCAATCGATGTAACGTTTCTCCCCTCGTTTCCGTACGAATACCCTAACGCCATTATCTCCGTCTCCTCGTGGTACAATGTAGCGACAGCGTCATAGGTTACGTAAGTATATACCCATTGTTGGTTATCTCCGTCTATAACTTGCACCCCTGCAACTAGCGACGGACTAGGCTCTTTAAATTCGATATAGTCTTGTATTATAGCGTTTATATTTATGCTATGCGTTCCCGTCGATGCCGTTGTGTTTTCGTATGTTATCTGATAGCTATTAGTAGAGTCTGGAGTAGACTTGTCGCCATTCCAAACCCAAACGTTTAGGATATATTTTGCGCAAGTTACACCTCCATAAACTAGAGGGGTATCAATGTAGTACGGACTTAATGCTCTTATCATTATGTTATTGTTACGTTATTACTTTTTATATTCATTGCGTCGATAAGGTCTAAAGCAAAAGCCTCGCCTACCTCATCCCCTAATCTTAATATTTCGTTGTCTAGGGCGTTAGTAAAAAAATGCGTCGTTTCTATACCCGTGTGAAATACGCTAGTAGATAAAGCATACAGCAAGCTCTTGCGTTTTATAAATCTACCCTTTGCATCTCTTGGCGCTATACCCTTGCGAATACTCCACCCGTTAAAAGCCATAAACGGAGGCTTTTTATTTCGGTACTTAAATTTACTATTTGTTACTTTTTTAAGTCGCCACGCTTTGCCGTCTGCCTTTGTGCCTCCCTTTCCTTTAACCCCTGCGTCTACATACTCCCAGTAATCCGCTAGAGTAAACTCAATCCCGTTGCCCTTGAGATTATACCTAATAGACTTGTCTAGCTCGCCGCCGCCTTTCTTTTTTTTCTTTAGATTAGCCTTTGACTGCTTTACAACGTTGCTCCCTAGCTTATTAAATATTTTCTTTAGATTATCCAAAAGCAGAGATTTGTTTCTGAGATAGGCATCTCAACATCGAAAGACATATCCCACCCGTCAAGCAGGTTTTTGTCTGAGTATGTTATCTGTTGCAACGTCGGACTCTCTGACGCCGTTATATTGTTTTTTGCAAAGTCTCTATACATTTTAACCCAGAGCGCATTAAGGCACGACAGCGTCGAGTTAAAATTGTCGACCTCATTGTCGTTTAGATAAAATTTGTCGTTTACATTCTCTTTGTTAATCTCTCTAATATCTAGGCATTGTATATTTAGACTAAACGAGATAGTCGCTGTTGAGGTAAAAGTTGCCTCCGTTATATCAATGTTAAAAAGCGGAAATAGGTTGCCTTTATTTAGGTCTATATCCTCGCCGCTCGTTATGGTTTTAACATACTCGTCTTGCTCCGCTAGAGCTTTTAAATATCGTAATAGTGTGCTGTATGCATTCATTATAATTGTGTTACGTTTGGTTTCCTTAGTTGCGCCTCCATTTTCTGCCTATCTAATTTGTGAGCTAGGAATGTGTGAAACTCGTGTATCTTTGTCTCTAGCACTCTGTCGATTTTCAGTATATCGTTATTCGCTAGCATGTCAATAGTTACATACCAACCCCATTTTTTAAAATAGCCTGCCGCTTGTTGCTCTCCTCCACTTGACTCGTAAATCTCTGGATAGCTATCTTTAACTCTCTCGATAAACTCCAAAAAAAAACCAGAGCGCCGTTTACAATATGCATCGGACAGCGTCTCATTATCTCGTCGTTTTCTTTGTTATGGCTGTAGGGCAGTATCTCGTAGTTTCCGAAAGCGTCCTCCTCCGTAATCCTGCGAAATAGTATCGACATTATTTTATGCATATCCTCGAGCTGCATTCCTATAGTACTGAGGTCTACATACTCCGCCGTCGTTATCTCGTCTAGGTTTGGTATAAAGCCGTACTCTACGCCGTCAAGTGTAAACCGCTGCTCAAATTCTACCTCTTGCTCGCAGGCTGCAATTATCTGCGCCATTAAACCCTCGTAGTCTTTATGTACTAACTTTTTAACGTCTTGCTTTTTGATGCCAGTAAATAGAGATATAACTCTCTCGACCATTCCCTGCTCCGTTAGCTTGTCCTCTCTTGCTCTCAATGCCTCAAACTTGACGTATTGGTCAAGAGTAATATCTGCAATATTTTCGGGTACGCTAATTTTAATAGTCTCTGTCATATAATAAAAACGATTTTTGCCTTGTATTGTTTCTTACCTTATCTCTACCTTTCCGCGATTAGCAAGCAAATGAGAAACGCCGTATCTGAGTGCGTCGAGGCTATGGTCGTACATTGCGCAAAATAGATTTGAGCCTTTATCTGTATAAACGTAGTTGTTTAACTCCTTAGCCATGTTTGTAGAGTCTGGGTGTACTACTAGCTCATAGTCTTGAATTAGTGCCACACCCGCCGCGATACTGCCTGCTCCTTTCTTTGCGCCTCTAATATTAAGACCTAGCTTTTGCAGCTCTGCGATTGTTCCTGCGCTTGCGCTATCTGCAATAATGAGGTTGCGCCCTGCTCGCTGTCTATTGATTCGGTATATCTCGGATATAGTTATTTTTGATTTGTATAGCTCCTCCTTTGCGTAGATTATCTTTCGCTTTTTATCTATAGCAATAGCGACTAAGGTTGTAGGGTCTGTAAAGCCGTAATCCTGCCCGTAGATAACTTGTAAGCCGTCTGGATTAAATTCGCCAAATCGCCAGTTTGTATAAACAACTCCCTCCGCTTTTGAAAGCCAAGAGCCTAGCACGACGTGATTGTATTTTATAGGATTGCTGACTTTCATGTCCTCGAAATAGTCTAGTATCTCGTCGGGTACAAACTCTAGGCAATCGAGGTAGGAGGTATGTATATAGCAGACGTTCCCTTTGATTCCGTTAAACCCCTCTTGCACTCCTCTACTCTCGTAGTACTTCATATAGATAAAATGCTCCTTGCTCGTAGGGTTTAAGATTAAGACCTTAATATTTTTGTTTGGATTGCTTGCGTCGTTCCCTCTAATCGATAGCACTATCTTATCGTAGATTGCCTCGTCTTGCATCTCCTCCGCCTCGTCTAATATGAGCATCGAGAAATCTTTTAATCCCTTGAGGTTTGCAGTTTGTACTGATGAGCCTGCCTTTAATCCTTTAAAGACTATTTTGCTTTTATTGAAATTTGAGACGATTCTATTTTGTTGCGACTCAAAAGAGTCCTCCAGATTCATGAGTTCTATTTTCTCCTCGACCTCTGCGAATATAGAATCCTTTAGAGAGGCGTTTGTGTATCTGCTGTAGAGTATTCGATGCCCGTACTTAGTGCAACTATTTAAAGCGCTTAGAGACGTCGCAAATGACTTTTGAGAGAATCTGCCGCCAGTTATTATAAACGTATCCACGCCCTGCGGTATATCGAATAGAGGCGCAAATTTTTCGCTTAGGTTTATGCTACTCATTATCTGGAGTTACGTCGATTGTTGAGGTAAAGGAAATCGTCGGAATGTTTACGCTATTGCCCTCTGAGGTTATGTCAACGCTCTGCATAGGTTTACCGATTGTATACTCAAGGTATAGCTTTGCGCTCTGGACGTCTCCAGTCATCGCTGACGCCTCTAACGTTTGAAAGACGGCTATAAAGTTAGCCTCGTTAATTGCCTCGCTTATAAGCGCTTTAAATGGGTTTTTACGGCGGTCTACGCCTTTGGCTATTGTGGAGTTGCCTCCGTTGTTTTTTCTCTTATCCATAATTCAATACAAATCAACTATTGATTATTAGTACTATTATATAAACGAATTATATTATATATTGTTTCTTATAAAAGAAAACCCCACCAATTAAGGCAGGGCTAACTAAAACAAAAAATTAAACAAAACTAAACTAACTAACGTCTACGAGTCCGTCTCTGTAGTGGTCTACAACTACGCCCGTTTTTAATGTGATTGTCTTATAAGGTACTATTGAATTTTTTACGAGTAATCTGTGTATATATTTTCTCATGGTTTAATAATCTAGGGTTAATGTTGCTATAAATAAATACAGCTTTATAGTTGTGTAATTGTACTCTGTTGTTTCTGCCATATATTCCCAGCCAATTAAAAAGCGGTCGTGTGGGAAATGGAAAGCAATTTGTAAAGTCCAGTTCATTATATTATTTCCTTTGCAGCTTGAAATCCTGCATTAAATTCGTGCCTTGAATGGTCGCCAATAATTCCGATTAAAATATGCTGTTGCTTAGAGGTTAAATCTAGGTCTTTGTCAAATAGTCTGTTTAGTGCTGTTTTTAATTCCATAGTTTTGTTATTGTGGGGAGTTGTTAGCTCCCCGTTAGTTTTTAGTAGTCTGTCTCTTCTATTGCTTGAGCTAAAGAAATGAATCTACCTCTCTCTTCTTCTCTCATCATATACAATCTAGCTATGTGTTGAGTCATAGCGTTTTTGTCTCTCTGTTGGTTTTTGTTAAACTTTGTAAATCCTCTTTCGTTTTTGTTGTAGCTTGTGTAGTTCATATCTGTTTGTTTTTGTTTTTGTAAATATACAAATGTTTATTAGTTATAAACAAACAAAATACAAATTTTAACAAAACTTTAACATTTCAATACTCAGAGTATAACAAGTCAAATATTAACTGACAAGTTTCGTACTCCTCAATATACTCAAAATATAGCAGGGCATCTCTGGAGAGTATCTGCTCGTCCTCGTCCGATAGTGGCTCAAAATTATACTTGTCGTAATCGTTATAAATAAACGTGCAAATATACTGAATAGACTCGTCTAGTAAATACTCGACCATTGACCTATAGAATAAATCGTGAGCGTCTGTATAGTTTTGCTTTGTAGCCTCCTCGAAAAATACATGAGGATTGTCAAATATTACGGGTATGCTCATTTAAAATAGTTGGTTATATACGCAATCGTGTACAAAGCTGTAGTCCTCGTTTAAAGCCTCTATCTGCTCGTCTGTCATTTCTACGCCGTTATAGTCCGCAGAGGCGATAAAAGCGTCGCAAAAGTCGGGATAGTCGTTTGTATCTATGCCGTCGACTTCGATGTTATCTATTAGGTCGTAATTCATTTATTCGGTTTTTTGCTATGTTAAAATATTTTTCGTCTTGTTCTATTCCTATAAAGTTTCTGTTTAGGTTTTTTGCTGCTACTCCTGTAGAGCCGCTGCCCATAGTAAAATCTAATATAGTTTCGTTTTCGTTTGTGTATGTTTTTATTAGGTACTCCATTAATTCAACAGGTTTTTGGGTTGGGTGTTGGTTTCTTTGAACACTTTTAAATTTTAGTAATTGCTTCGGGTAGTTTGTGAACTTTTGAATATAAGTTTTATTTTGACCCGAGCCGTAAATCTCGCTGTCCTTCTTGCTGTTCCTGCTTTTTTCATTGCAAACCTTAAGCCCTTGCGGGTTGTATTTCTTTACGTTAAAAATACTTATGTTTTCTAAGCACCTTAACGGCTGTTTTTTGGCGTTTAAAACATTTGTAGCCCTGTTCTTCTCCCATACCCAATCGTACTTGTAATTTTTAATATTACTCATTCTTAAAGCACTTGAAAAAGGCTCACTGCCAAATAACACAATAGCACCATTAGGCTTTATTATTCTGTTAAGTTGTTCCCACATTAAATCAAAGTCAATAACACTATCCCACTTACAAGCGGTTGTACCATAAGGCGGGTCTGTAATAATTGCATCTACTGAAGCATCTGGTATTTGTTTCATTGCCTCTAAACAATCACCTAATCTTAAATCTATCATACCCCTGTGCTTTCTGCCTCGTCTACGTCTTTGATTTCGTTTGACGATAAAGCGGTTACTATTTTTTCTTGATTGTGTGCAATATCTTTAACTAGGGAGTGTAAATTGTTTAGCCTTGTTTCTAGCTCGGATACCCGTTTCCTCAAAATTTGCTTGTTTAATGGTTTCCTTTGTTTCTCTAATCTTGGCGTTTTCTCGCTCATAACTTTGTTGCTTTTTAATTGTAGCGCGTTCCATTTTTATAAAGGCGCTCATTTGATTATTAATAAAAAATTGTACTCTCTCTTTTGGTATGCCGTCGAAATATTTGTTGAAATTTGGCAGGTTATTTTTAAGCTCTTTAATCTCTAGCGCTAGAGCTATATTTGTATCTGCTAGGGTTTTAATTTTCTCCCTTGCCTCGTCGAGAGATATATGCTCCTCGATTATTGGCTCTGCGGACTCAGTAGGCTGTAATATTTTTGTAAGGTCGTGATAGCTCTTTTTAAAAAAATCACTAAATCTATAATGTACATCAAAACTTTTTAATGCGTATATTACGGAGGCGTGATGATGTCCAGTAGTCGCTCCGATTTCCATGTAAGGCTTTCCCGTTAATTCTCTAGCAAAATGAAAGTATAGGCAGCGAGCCATTACATACTCTCTCTGTCTTGTGTTTTTATCTATTTTTAAGTCGGTAACTTTCTCGACTGCATTTTTAATTTTTTTTAACATAGTTGTTTTAGGTTTTTAATTATCTCCACACAAAGAATATATATCACAACTTTGAGAAAATAAATCTGTTTGAAAATTTATATCTTCGTGTTTATCCTTTGGCGCTTTGTTTATTTTTTTTAAATCTTCTTTCAGTTCTTCTGTGCTTCTTCCATTTCTAAAAAATGTATATTTATTTTTCCCAAACTTATCTTCCATTTCTTTATTAAAATCAAAGTAGTCTGGATTATCTTTATACACTTGCGCTAAAACCTTGTCTGATTTTTTCCAGCAAGTTTTACAATTTGTGTTGTAGCTTTTTAGTTGCAATCTAAATCTTTGCTTTGACCACCAAAAAGATATTTCTTGTTTGGTTGTTGGCTTATCTGATATTAAAGGATATATAAGCCCTAGTTTTTCTTTATGTTTGTTCATTCTATCAAATTCATCTACTCTAATACCTATGGCAGTTTTATATTTTTTCCAGCCTAAACTTTTAACATAGCTTTTAATAGGATTTAATTTCATTTCTCTATTACAATGCAGAAAATTCTGGTTAGGTATGCCATACTTTTTTATGACCTCTTTATAAGGTTCTCTATTTCTTGATGCCGTTTTAAAGTCTACTATTTTGTGCGTACTTCCAATTCTTTTATTATGATGTACTACAGCCTCAACCCACACAATATCTATACCCCACTCTTTAGAACACCTATTAACAAACACAAGAGTTTCTTCCTCTTCGTCTCCTGTGTTCGCAAACACAAAAATCATATTATATTCATTTGACTTGTTATCTATAACCCATTTAGCCAAATATGAAGAGGTTTCGCCTCCGCTAAAACTAACTAATAAATTTTGTTTCATAGTTCCTTTTTTAATTGTTTAAACTCCTCTAGGCTGCGGATAACTACATATTGAAATCCTTGAGACTCTAGTAGTTCCTGCCATAGTATTTGCTCTTTGCTTTGCTTTCCTTTAGCGTTTTTAAGCTCAATCATTACAGCGTTGCCTTTGTAATAGTAAACCATATCCGCACGCCCTTTGATTAATCCGAGCGCTTTGTTTCTATTGCCGTCTATTTTATTAGCGGAGTTATTTAGGTTATAGCAAAGCAGACCTCTCTCGTCTGGGTAGTGATTCCAATGCCATTGAAATATTTGGCTTTGTATTTTAACCTCGCTCAACATCATGCTCAAAGATATAATAAAAATCGTCTAGTTTAACAGATAGGAATTTCTGCATTAACGACATGGTTAAAAAATTAAGGTCGAAAACGTTATCGTTAGCCTCTAGCTGTTTGATTAAGTTTTGAGCTGTAAACGGGTACTGCTCATTTAATAGGTCGAGTTTTGTCTTTACTTCTGGAGTAAGTCTTTGTAATAAATTCATAATATAAAATTTTGTTTTTGTAAATATATAGAAACTTATAACTTATAAACAAACAAATCAACTAAAAACTTTAAATCTTTTTTTATTTACATACTCG